TTGTAGGATTTTTAACTGGTCTTACTATATCTGCAGTATTTACACCGCCAATAAGAGATGTACCACAAGTACCAACGCCAGATAGTAGTAATCTACTTCATACTGGATCAGGATGTGTAAAATTTATAACAACGGAAGTTCCTTGTGGAAAGGATTCAACCTCTCTTAATTTCATCGCATCTCAACACAAATGAATCCAATTTCTAAAGAAACACTACCGTTATTATCATTCATTGTTGGTCTAGGGGTGTCAATTCTGTTATTTCATAAGCCATTTCAAAGTAAAGCCGTTTTAGCTCTTCCAGTTCATGCGATTGAAGGAAAAACTATTAAAATTAACAAGAAATGCTATCAATATCATGCGGAGGATGCGCAATGTGAAATCCTCCCTTCTAGATAAATGGCAGATGGAGCAACTGACTTAAGTGATCTACTAGGCGGTGGTCCAGTACAAAACCCTCAGCTTCCGCAGTCAACTACATTCTCACCAATTGTAACCGGGGGAGTTGACCCATTCATTTCACCAATGAATACTTCTGCTCAAAAGCCTGCTACAACTCTCACAAATCATAATCAAACTTTTAACACAGTTCGATATGCGGTAAAAAATCTGATGGTATATTTTGGTTTTTTTGCAGCAGCTATGATTATTTCTTTAAGCACACCCAGGTCACTAATTCTTCAGTATATTCCTAATACTTATACATCAGGAGGTGTGCCGTCATATATGGGTGCAGCTATTTTGGCAGGTGTTGCTGTTGCTATCGCGTATGTAGTTGGAACTTTATTTGGGTCACTATTTTAAAGTTTTTTCAGACACTAGAATACCGTTTTTATAAAAGTGAAGAGCAGTCCAAAAATCCGAAACTCCATTAGAATCAAAAGTATATTCAACAATCTGCTTTTGATTTGGTTTCTTATTTAGTAGTTCTATAGCTCTATCCCAATGTGTTGTAAAAATACAGTCTTCTATATCAAAGGTGCTTTTATATGTTACAACATAAAGCTTATTCATCCTTGTATATCAAGAGTATATTACCTTTAAAAGACCATACTCTCTCATACATTTTTCTAGAAACTTCTGACAGTCAGCACACGGCTTTGAATTAAGAAGTTCACCTTTCTTATTGATACGTACGACAATCAGAATACATCCGTGAAGTTGTGAAGTGTCGCCAAAACGCTTCACAACTGCCCGTTCTGCATGTAGTGTGTTATCTGACCATCCGCATCCACGTGATCTAGTACCAATTCTATTCCTTGATGATGCCATCAGTTTATTACGTTTGTAAATCTCTGCATAATGCAGATGCATATTGTGTGTCGGTTTGTATTCCATTTCTGTTATAGGAAACATTCTTACTCATATAAATATTGAGTAAAACGAATACGTTTTCAATCAAGTTAACTATCAGTATTAAATGGAAGAAATTTGGGACAAATATAGACGTAATTCAAGGGGTTGGAAATTAGATCCGTTAGCAAAGATACATCCTCGTATTATTATAGGATCTGCAAATAATGTTGATTTATACACTATGTCCACATACGATATTACACACGTAGTAAATTGCGCAGAAGAATGGGTTTCATCAGAGTGGTTTAAGAATGAGTTTCCTGATAGACTTATTTGTATTGGTGCATTAGATCATCGATCAGAAGATATTACTAAATGGTATCCTTCCTTTGAATCATCAATGAATAAATTTCTAGCTGATCCAGATTGTAAAACAATTTATGTTCATTGTGAATGTGGAATTAATCGTAGTGGATTTCTTACACTTATTTACATGTGTTTAAAATTTGGGTACACTATTGAAAGAGTTATAAAGAGTATATTAATTCAACGACCATGTATGTTTACTAATCAAGAGTATCGAAAACAATCAATTGAGTATATCAAAAAACATCAGTAGTTAATAATGGCAGACCTAGGATCAAATTCTTTATGGTCTGATATCGAAAATGGCGCATCTAATGTGCAAACCGATCTATTAGGTCCATCGTATAGTTACGCTGACTCTATAACAGGACCAACATCATTAGGTGTTGGATCAAATGGTTCATTTGGTCAACTTAGCACAAATGCTAATGCGATTGCATATTATACTGAGGCTCTAATTACAGGTAATCCACCGCTTGGAAATCAGTTTTTTGTAAATACAGGTGGAATGTGTACAGCTCCAAATGGGTCTTTGCAACCAAGATACAATTACATTAATAACATGTCAACAGGAGCTGGAGCCCTACCTGCTGCTATATCAGAATTAGGATCGGATTTCAATGGTTTAATTCCAGGAGTAGTTGATGATATTGAAGGTTTAAATCCTCTTCATCTTTTTTCAGCTCTGGTAGCAGATGCGAATCCCCCATGTGTGTGTATGTCATGTCCTACATCAGCCGGTACAGTTGCAAAATTTTTGAGCGCTTCATTAAGTCCAGATGTTTCAACAAGCCAATGTCAGCAAGTAGATCCTTCACAGTGCGCATCAGGAGCTGAATCATTCTCGAATAAACAAGAAATTGTATCCGCAATTCCAACTATAATTGCTGGGTTAGGAGTTTTGTATTTCGTATTTTCAGGTAGATGATTAAGATTAATTAAATGGACAACATATTTCGCATAAAAAAGTCCAGAGATACATCTGCAAAGACTAAGACTTCTGAAACAATTACAGGAACTTTAGATTCAATTCATCAAACGTTAATCTCTGAAATGAGACATACAAATATTGAAGAACTTCAGAACAGAAAAATGGAGATTGAACATGAACTAGGGGATATGCAAGATATGTACAAGGCTACAAAACTACAAGACGAAATTCGTACGATAGATCGTCGATTAGCCCAAGAAGATCCTGTACAAGATTATTATGTTCGTAATGCTGATATTATTCTAAAGTATTATGGTGGTTCAGATAAGGTTCAAGCAATGACATTAACACCTGCTGATCAAAATACATTCGTTAAATATCTAACTCAGACAACCCAAGATACTTCAACTGTATCAAAGAAGGATTTATATGATGAGTTTACTACACGTATGAAAATTAATACAGGTGTAGAAGTTACAGAAAAAACTTATACTACTGAACATTGTGATAGATGTAACATTGCTCGTGAAGAACTTTCGGAAGAAGGTATCTTAGTATGTCCTAAGTGTGGGTCAGAAGAATATATGTTAGTAGTTTCAGATTTTCCATCATTTCGCGATCCTCCTAAGGAACGTAATAATTATGCTTATAAAAAGATTAATCATCTTAATGAGATTTTAAATCAGTTTCAAGCAAAAGAAAGTACAATTATACCTGATGAAGTAATGCATGAAGTTATTTGTGAAATAAAGAAACGACGTATTCAAAATATTGCAGAACTAACTGAAATTGCTATGAGAGAGATTTTAAAGAAGCTGAACAGATCTAAGTATTATGAGCACGCAACCCACATCCTCTCTCGACTCAATGGTAACCCGCCTCCAACCATCACACCAGAGATTGAAGAAAAAATCAGAGCAATGTTTCAAGAAATACAAGCTCCCTTTTTATTGTACTGTCCTGATGATCGTACTAATTTTTTGTCTTATTCATATATTTTATACAAGTTTTTTGAGCTTTTAGATCTTGATGAATATAAGGTATACTTTCCTCTGCTAAAAAGTCGTGATAGATTAATTGCTCATGATCAGATCTGGAAGAAGATTTGTGATTATCTAAAGTGGGAATTTATTAGAAGTGTTTAATCAAAGTATTTAATTAAATAACAAACACGTTTAGAATGTTTATTATTTTGAACATTTTCTTCAACCATTATTTTAATGTCTTCATATGAGAAATTAGAATTTTGTCCCTTTATATACCAAGCGCCAGGACGTTCATCATTTACATAGCTTGTTTTTACGATAAGTGGTGCCTTTAATTGAACTGCTCTTTGTAGAACTTCAATAAAAGACATGTCTTTATCGTATGATTCGGCAGGCATATCTCTATTTCCAGTATCGCTATTGTATCTTGTAATTTCCATTACTTCTGTTTTTTAATTTAGATTATGAATTCGTTTTAATCCCAAGATTGTTCTAACCAATCTTGATAATCTACCCAATTATCATATTCATAGTCATAGTCGTAGTAATCATCATCTAATTCTGAATTGTAAACATCTTGAATGATATAAAAGGATTGCATTCTATTCGCTAATATGGATATACGTTTCTTTGAAAACGGATTATTAGATCTTATAATCTAAATACTACTACTCACAAAATGCTCAACACAATCTTCAATTCTTCAAACAAGGACGCAAACGTTAATAGGTGTGTACTTCATATGCTTCAACATATGGACTATTCTAAGTATCAAAAGTTTCTATCTGACTCATCAAAGTTTCCGGATATGACACATAAATATGTAATATTTGAATATACTGAGTCTCCATGTGATGCTCTGATAATTTGTTCAGAACGTCTTCTTCCGGGTACACCATCTATTCATTCTATAATTAGTAATCCTCTGTTCGGTGACAATATGAGGTCTCTATTTTGTGATAATGCTGACCGTGTATCTTGGTATACACGACGAAAGGTAGATTATTCTCTGCCATTTGCAGAACAATTGACAAATATTCGTCAGTTAGTGCTTATGTATAGTGGAGAAGTACCTCCGCACGATGATATTCCTCCTCTGATGCCAGCAAGTAATCCTGTTGTTAATCCCGATATCTATAACTTTCCGGATGATGACGATGATTATGCTGATATGCCATCATTAATTCCAATGCCAACGAATAACACTGTTCTTACTCGGGATATGAACAACGTTTCTGATGATGTGCCTCCGCCACTAGTCCCAATTCCATCATACAATTACTTTAGTAATGGATTAAATCAGACTATTTGGAGTCGACTTCCGTATAATAATTTTGGACAGATAATTCAGTGAAGTCAATATTAAAAAAAATCTATTACTAATTCATGCATAAAGTTTTCTATGGAACTCTACTTTCATATGCAAAACAAGAAATAAAAAATATAGAACCTCTGCTTGTTAGAGCAGATAACAATTTTTTATTTGAGAAATCTATTGATGAAGCTATTCAGCATCTTATAAAAATACAGTCAATTTTACTAAGAGTAAAACAGTCCTACATTGATTCTCAATTAAAATAAATATTTTTAATCTATTTCTACATAATCGTTATCATAAAATACATTAGATATATTACATGATAAACATAATAAAAATATAAATATCATAAACATTACAGCTCCAAAAGCAAGATAAGTATCTGTCGAATCATTCATTAAGGATTATATCCACATAATCCGTAAATATCGGTTTTTAGTTTACAATCTCCTGAAGGACATTTTTCAGAATTAGGCGGACAAGGATGATCAACCTTTGAATCAGGATGAAATGTATCAAAGCCTTCTAGTGTGGGTCTAACGTATAAATATACATAATGATTTACAACCGCAAAAACTACACCGTGTATTAATGCTTGCTCACGAAGAGATGCTCCAGGTGGTATAGAAAGATGAACACCTGGAACAAGAAGCATAAATAGAATTGCTTTTAGAAGTATATTTACCCACATTTATTTACTAGCAGGAGAATTAGGTTTCATGCCAGTGCTGGGATCAAATGTAGCATGTCCGGTAGGGATACAATCGGGTTTGCCACCCTGATTTGTTCCAGGTAGGTATCCATTCGGGCAGCTGTCACCATAATTAGAAAATAGTTCGGGATAACCCTTAACCTTAGTCCAATAAAACCACATTACGCCAGTAGTTACGAGTGCGAATAGGATCGCGTGGACAACAAGTACAGTTCCACGGGTTCCACTTTGAGGAAGTCTTACAAGTACACCTGGCACAAACGCAGCAAATAGAAGGGCCGATAGTACGGTGCTAATTAGTTCCATTTATATTTCATACTTGAAGTTTTTATAGAAGTCGAAGACCACGGAAGACCATACTTAGAACATAGTGGTGAAGTACGGCAAATAGAGCACCGTGGACAGCTAGCACTACCCAGCGAGATCCTCCAGGAGGTAGAGTTACAAGTACACCGGGGACGAACGCAGCGAATACGAGGGCGGATACAACAAACTTTAACCAAAGCATTTTACTTTCTAAGAGAGGTTTTTCTTTGAATAAACCGAGTTTGACAAATTATAACGAACCACTATTCTGCTTAGGACATGAACCACATCCGGCAGTATGTGCAAGCTTTACCTGATTAGATATCGAATACCCATATGCTAATACACCGATGAAAAACAGAAGTGCTGCAAACCAATACATTTGTTCTCTATCAAGAGTTTTAACCTAAACCGTATAACACATAGAATGGGAATTCCTTTCTATTTCGCAAGCTTATCAAAGAGCCACAAAGGTATAATCACAGCAATCAAGAAGAATCATGTAATGGAGGTCGACGTATTTGTCATTGACTTCAACTGCCTAATTCATCGTTATCTCAAAGATGAAGATCCAATACATTCTGTTCTAGAAGCGCTAGAATACATCATGAATACAGTATGCAAGTCAAAGCAGCTCATCATTGCTATGGATGGATTAGTACCATATGCAAAAATTGTACAGCAACGATTTCGTCGTATGCGTATTAAAGATGAGGGACATGGATCATTTGATCGTAATCAAATTTCACCAGATACACCCTATATGCGCGATTTAGAAATTGCCCTAAAATCAAAATTTCCTTATGCAATTGTCAATGGTACAAATCTTTCAGGAGAAGGAGAACATAAATTAATTCATGAACTTAATAAGTTATCTACAGAACAACGTAGGACTATTTGCATCTATGGTCTTGATGCCGATCTGATTCTAATTGCATTACAACATCATAAACTATCAGATCCAAATGGGATGACATTACTTCGCGAGAGTGCTGAGTTTAATGATCCAAAACTAAAACACGCCGAGTTTGCTACACTTTCTATATGGAATCTTTTAGAAGAACTTCCAATGCCAATTGAGCAATATATGGCTCTTAGTATTCTATGCTTTGGTAATGATTTTATGCCGAATCTTGGAATGTTCTCTTTGCGTGAAGATGGTTATGATCGAGCACTTCATACATATACAGAAGCAGGAAATCCTGATCTACTAACATCAGATGGCAGACGTAAGTTTCTAAACTTTGCAGCAGACAAAGAAATGGGAGTCTTTAAAGAACGTATTGGACTTAGAAAACGTCCTGAAGAAAAAGCTATTCTTGGAAAGGATCAATCTCTATTCTCGTATAAATATGGACTACATGTTCTAGATGGAGTTACCGATATGACACCAGTTGTGGAAGCATATTGGAAAACATTTCACTGGACATGGCATTATTTCAAAACTGGAGAACCTTTGAATTGGTATTGGGTATATCCTTACGCCGATGCTCCCTTGATCTCCGATATTGTTGCATATGATGAATATACAAAGCATGATACAAAAAAGTTGAACTTTAATGTGAATCGTCAGCTTCAGTTTATTATGCCGCATACATCACTTCGAACTGCAAAGAGGCGTATATTGTATCCAGACGAACTTCATTCTGAAACACGTAATCCATGGATGAAGCGACACGACTGGGAAATGAAACCAAGAATCTCGCTACCGTGGAATCCAGAGTATTCTCTTACGCGCGTGGATTCCATTTAATATTACGTAAAGTCATTCTTGGAAATATGACCTTTTGCTCAACAGGTTGGTTTGGATACGTAGTCGTATCAGCAGTCATATCAAAATCTAGACCATTATATCCAGTTTCCCGATTAGTCCAATAGTCTTCGTTAATTTTTTTCATAAGATCAACTTTCTGTTTTAGACCTAATAGATGTTTCCATTGAGTATACAAATATTCAATATATCTTTTACGAAATTCACTAGGTGGTGAATATTTTGTAGCATCTCGTAACACAGTTAAACAATCACCAACTGTTTTTGGGATTGGTTTATTAAGCCGTTTATTAACAGTATTATGCATTTTACATATAGCTATAAATAGGTCATACCGACTATTATCCCATGTAGGCACCGCATTTTTATAGTCTTTAAACATTTTTGAAAAATGTTCATTGCATATCGAGCATGAAATTGTCATCCCAAATGCTTGCATAAATTCATCTAACAACTTCTTATCAATAATCGTAGGTTGCGCTGGATAACACACAGATATAGAATGAAGTGTCATCCAACCTAATGGACCCCATCGTGATGTCATTCCGATTATCTAGTTAAATAGAAATGAATCCGGATAGCATACCGCCTTCTAATATTTGCCGTAGTAATGGTAGGGGTCCATTACCTTTAGACAAATTGTGTTTAATAACTAATTCTTTAACTCGTCTATCTTTTAGATTTGCAACTTTTTGTTTTATTGTTTTTCTATAATCGTTAACATTTTTATCTGTTAAGAGACGAATTGTGCGTTTTGTCATAGATCGTTTTAGAGGAGGATGTTTAGCAGGATCTGAGACTGGCTTAATTTTTACTTTAGCCGTTTTCAGAATTCCACGTGGAAAAGTTTTTATTGACTTCTTTTTCTTATTTCCGCCTTCGAGTTTGGGGTCTTCTATTGGTTTTACAGGCATCTTAGATAGAGAAGGAACGCTTCCCATTTTTGTAATAATAACTTTTTCATCCATTCTATTGTTAAAAACGAATCATAATGTATTTACGGCGAACTATACTCATATGAATACCATGGAGTGGGAAGCAATCAATACATATTTTCAAAGTCAAGGAATTCCTAAGCTAGTTGAGCATCAAATTGAATCATTCGAGGATTTTGTTCGTAACAAGATTCCATTGATTGTTGCATCAACTGCACCAATTGTTGTATGGCATGAGCAGGATGAGAAATTAAAAAAGTATAAGTATGAGTTACGTTTAACATTTGAGAATGTTACCTATATGAAGCCACGTATTCAGGAAGCAACTGGACGTATCAAGCCAATGTTTCCACAAGAAGCTCGTGCTCGTAACTTTACATATGCGGCTCAGATGTTCTGCGATGTACGATTTACTGCGCGAGCATATAAGGGAGATACCCTATCAGAATATGATGAGCATGTGAAGGTATTTGAAGGTGTTTCGCTTGGAAAAATACCAGTTATGCTTGGATCGTCACTATGTATTATGAATGACTATCCTATCAGCAAGGAGGATATTGGTGAATGTCCATACGATCCATTCGGATACTTTCTAATACATGGATCTGAGCGTACTATTCTCTGTCAGGAGAAGGTTGCTGATAATCGTATTATGATATTTTACAACAAGAAGACATCAGCAAAATATAGCTTTTCAGCAGAGATGAAGTCTCTACACGAATCATTCACTACTCCTCCAAAGAAGCTAGAAGTGCGAGTGAATGTTAAATTTAATGGACTAGGATATCCTCTAACGGTGTGTGTTCCACGTTTTAAGGAAGACTTACCGCTGATGGTAATGTTTCGAGCATTTGGAATTGATTCTGATGAAGAGATTGCTAATATCATTTGTCCGTCAGGAGAATATGTCGAACTTCTTGGTGCATCATTCAAGGAGTGTGCAGATGTAAAGGTCTATAATCGCGAAGATGCTATCAACTATTTGGTACATCATCTTCAGTATGGCACTACATCTGAGGATAAACATGGTTATGTGCGCAGTCTTCTTGACACAGAGTATCTTCCACATGTGAAGTTTGGCGGAGATAAGTCTACACATGAGGTCATTAATAGCCGTAAAATTCTTCTTACCGCATGGCTAGTAAGGCGTCTACTACTCGCATCGGAGGGTGTAATTAACGTAGATGATCGTGACGCCTACCCAAATAAACGTGTTGTTACTCCTGGTGCACTTCTAACTCATCTATTTCGACAGCTTTTCCAAAAGGTTTGTAAAGATATTCGAAGCAAGTTTGTTCACGAGGTAAATAACGATACATGGAAGAAGGGTGATGTTCCTCGTCCTCTAGAGATCCTAAATGTAAACAATTTATATAAAATTCTAAAAGTATCTACGATCGAAGGAAAGCTAAAGCAATCTCTTGCAACCGGCAATTTTACAGTACAAGGACTTGGTACATCAACAAGTGCCATGTCAAATGCCACTAAGGTCGGTGTATCGCAAGTTCTAAATCGCCTATCATATTCTGCTACACTGAGTCATCTTCGACGCATTCAAACTCCTGTTGAAAAATCTGGTAAGCTATTGGCGCCTCGTAAGCTTCACGGTACATCATGGGGATACGTATGTCCTGTAGAAACACCAGAAGGTCATTCAGTTGGTATTGTTAAATCTATGTCAATGTTGACATCTATTACACAACACACACCATCAGCTGTTGTAATTGCTGTTCTAGAGAATATACCTGATCTAAAGTGGGTGAAGTCTATCAAGGATAATTACTCTGGTACTATGATTATTTTAAATGGCGTAATTGTAGCATATAGTCAGAATCCAAGTAATGTACATGAGTATCTTCGTAGTGCAAAGCGCAAGTTTGCACTACATCCACATACCGGTATTTCTTGGAACATTCGTGACTACATTATTAATATTGAAACCGATAGTGGACGTTTTGTAAGACCTTTATATCGAGTAGAAAACAAAGCTATCATACCAGGACCTACTGCAAACAGTACATGGAATGACTGGATTCGTTCAAATATTGAATATATCGATCCATGTGAAACTGAAGTTGTTCGCGTTGCTATGACACAATCTGAGATTACAGCAGTACACACACACTGTGAAATTCATCCTACTTTAATTATTGGACATATGGCAAATAGTATCCCATTTTCAGATCACAATCAGTCGCCCCGCAATACATATCAGTCTGCTATGGGTAAGCAAGCTATTGGTATCTTCGCTCGAAATTACGCACGTCGACTTGATAAGAACGGTTACATTCTATGCTCGCCAATGCGTCCATTTGTCGAGACTCGCATGATGAATACTCTTAAAACACATGAGATGCCTTCTGGCGATAACATTATGGTAGCTATTGGTTGTTATGGCGGTTACAATCAGGAAGATTCTGTCATTCTAAACAAAGGTGCAATTAATCGAGGCTTGTTTCGCACACTCTATTACACGATTTATAAGGATGAGGAACATCGTAATATTTCTTCAGGTAAAGAAGAAAAGTTTACTAGACCTAGACGAGAGAACACTCGTGGATTCAAGACATCTTCTTATCATGGTGTAGGAGACAATGGTGTTCCTATTCTTAACTCTATTATCAAAGAAAATGATGTTGTGATTGGTAAGGTAACATCTATCAAGAATGATGCAAATGGCTATCAATATCGCGACTCTTCTTCAACTCATAAGAATTCTGAGAATTGTCGTGTAGACGGTGTATGGCAGGATCGTAATTCGGATGGATATCCCTTTGTAAAGGTACGTGTTGTTTCTGAACGTGTACCTGAAATTGGTGATAAGTTCTCATCTCGTCATGGACAGAAGGGTACTTGCGGTATTATGCTAAATGAGGAGGACATGCCATACACAGCATCTGGTCTGCGTCCCGATTTAATTATGAATCCTCATGCTGTACCTTCTCGTATGACTATTGCTCAGCTTATGGAGACCATGTATGGTAAGGTTTGTACGGAGAAGGGAACTCTTGGTGATGGAACTCCTTATTCTCATCTTCCAGTAGAGAACATTCGGGAACAGCTTCTATCACTAGGAATGCATCCATATGGAAATGAGATTTTATATAATGGTCAGACTGGTGAAATGATGGAAGCAGAGATCTTTATGGGTCCTACGTTCTACCAGAGACTCAAGCACATGGTTATTGATAAGAAGCATTCTCGTGCTCGTGGACCAATTGTATCACTAACACGTCAACCTTGCGAGGGTCGCTCTCGAGATGGTGGTTTGCGTGTGGGTGAGATGGAACGGGATTGTATGCTATCTCACGGCGCTTCGGTGTTTACAAAGGAACGTCTAATGGATGTAAGTGATCCATTCACAACTGGCTTCTGTAAGTCATGTGGTACTCTTGCAGTAGTAAATCCTGTTGAGAATATCTATCACTGCGGTACATGTGGAGTACAGACTCAATTTGAGATGAAAACTATTCCCTACGCAGTAAAGCTTTGGTCTCAAGAGCTAGAAGCCATGCATATTGTACCTCGAATGGTATTCGAATAAATACCGTGAATAATAAATAATGGAATCTATTGACAGTAATAGACAATTTTGTTTTGTTATATCATCATTTAATAATGCCGAAAATATTAAAAATAACTTAACTAGTGTTTTTAATCAGACATATACAAATTGGCGAGTGATATATATCAATGATTGTTCTACAGATAATACTGAAGCATTATTTTTTGAACTAGTTAAACACTACAATTTTGATTCAAAAACCACTTACTTAAAAAATGATAAGCGTTCTGGTCAAGCATACTCTAAATATAGAGCTTATAAATTGTTAAAAGATTTTGAAGTAGTTTGTTTATTAGATGGAGATGATTGGTTATCCGATAATAGTGTATTAGCACGTCTTAATAAATTATATTCGAACCAAAATGTTCAGATGGTATCGTCAAATTTTAAATTCTTCGAAAATGGAGTTATCACGGAAAATTCTAATTTCTCCGGTTACTCTCAAGATGTTGTTATCAATAAGCAGTTTAGAAAGGAATACTCTTGGAAAGTACGTCATTTAAAAAGTGG